CATGCCGTTAGGAACGTCTGTGGTCAAGAACCAAGCGTTAGTATCGGTCAAGAAGTGGTTTACACAGTAACCTTCAGAGATTGAACCGTTGTTCTTAATTGCGTTAATGTCGTTGTCAGCTGTACCAACGCGCAGTTCTGTTTCCAGCAGGCGGGTCGCAACGAATTGCAATGAAGAAGGAACAACCAATTTCTTGGGTTTAGCTGCGATCAACAAGCCACGCTCATCTGTCCACAAGCTAATCTGAATAACGGCGGCTTCCAAAGAAGTCTCGTTCAAGTCAGCAGGGGTAGTAGGAATGTTGCTGTTAACACCACCAGTGATCAAGGGGTGTGATGCACTGAACAAAGCGACACCGTCACCACCGAGGTAGTTAGCGCTGAAACCGTTATTCAAAACAGCAGCAGCTTTAACTTGCTTGGTGTAAGCCATAGCGCGGGCCAAAGCTTTCGTGTAACGAGCAGACAGTGAGTCATACAAGTTATCTTCGATAGCCTCTTCAGTCAAGCTGAAGCCCAAAGCAATGGTTTCGTGGTTGTATCGAGCAGTCCATGCTTCTTGTGCATTGTCATAGCTGATGGCAGAGCCTTCATTTTTGACAGGTGCAGCAGAGAAGCCAGAGAGTTTAGTCTCTTCTTCGAAGCTACGCTCTGATGTCTCAGTTTCGTAGATCTCTTTGTGCTCTTGATCGTATGTTGCGTATTGCAGACCGAACAAAGCGTTCAGACCGGGAAGCAACTCTTTAAGCAGTTGTGCGCGTGAAATAGCCATTATTTACTCCTTAGATACCAGTGGTATCAGTGTATTGGTGCAAGTTAAACTTGACCAAAAATTCGTAGTAAGTCGTGGCAGTTGCAGTGGCAGGGCCAGTTGCAGTATCAGGCACAACGTCAACCACACGGATGGGAAGAGTAGCTGTAGTACCGGCGGAAGCTCCGTCAATACCATAGTACGAATCACCAGTGATAGTGCTACCAGTGTTGATAGACAAAGCAACGTTTGCACCAACCAGCGCACGGCTATAAGCCGTAGGCACAGTGGTTTGACCGCTGCTGGCCACAACCTTAAACACCGCATTAGGATCATCCACAACATAACCAAAAGCCAAAGCTGTAGATGTTGATGTGGCGGCGGGGTAAAACTGACCCTGAACAGGCTGGCCTGAAGAGTTAGTGTACGCGCAACCAACCAACACGCCAACGCTGTCGCCAGAGTTAGATGTGGCATTAGCAACCAGATAGCCATTGGTATCAATAGCAACTGTATCGCCGTTCAAAATCGCAGTGGCGTAAGCTGCCGCAATTGGGATTTGACGGATCGCTCCGGCGTAAGGTAAGCCATCCAGTCGATTGACTGGCTTCAAACCATACGTCTTAGTAACGCTAGGAAATGCCATTTAAGACTCCTTAAAATTTAAGTACCTTTGCCAAAGCTAGACGAGGACTTATTCTCCCTAAAGAGAGGCATTCTCGGATCGCTCTGACGCATAAGGCTATTGTCTACAGCTTCCGTCTGGGATTGTGTCATTTTCGCAAAGTGTGCGTTGCGTTGTTCCACAAACTCTTTTGGAGTCTTACAGAGTAATAACCCGCCAATTTCAACATTGTCTTTATATCGACTTGCTGGATCGGCTAACAGTCTAAATTTTGGTTGCTCTTCTAAAGTAACTGGCTCCCAGCCTTCACGCAGTTTGCTTGAAAGGTTGCGAGGGTCAGCTGTGTTCAAATTAGCAACACGAATCCAACGATAAGAGTAGTCCGGGTGCTTGTCGGGTTCAGGTAGAAGTTCGGCCTGCTGCCACTGTTTAGGACGTTCAGCCATCAATCTATCTTCAAGTTCACGCGGTTTTCTGTTTTCAGCCATTTTCAGGCCTCCATTTCTAGTTTCGCCTTGGCATATTGCTCAGGCGTTAAATTTAGTTTCTTGGCCAGACTTAACTCAGATGGATTCAAACGAACCCTCTTAGGTGAAGTTGACCTTGTAGCTGGTGCTACCACCGAGCTTTTGCGCACTGGGCGACTTTCTTGTTCCGCTTCATCCTCAAATTTCTCTGGGAATCGCCTGCGGATAGTGGCGTCTATCTTTCGATAATACTCTTGTGATGAAACCTGAACACCTTCGCGCTTGAGCCTTTCATGGAGGCCTAACGCTAAGCTGGTCATCTCTTCATCTTCCCCAAACCACGGATTTTCCTGTTGCCATGCTTGCGCACTGGGGTCAGGACGGAACTGTGGCTCCGGTTGTGATTGCATTTGTACAGGAGTTTCATCCTCTTGTAAAGGCTGTGGTCGAAAATTCTTTACTTTTTCGGATTTGAGCGTTGCTTGGGTTAGCTTTTCTTGGGCTTCCATCACCTTATCAGTGTCGCCAGAGTCGTAGGCTTCACGGTAGGCGCGTTTGGCCGCTTCCATTTCCATAGCAACAGCTTTCTGAACCGTAACTAATACGTTCTTCTCGCTGTTATTAAGGTTGGACTTAAGACGTTTATTCTCTTCCATCATCCTTTGGGCAAAGGTAATAGCTTCTTGTTGCTCTCTTAAAGCGTTCTCTTTCTCACGGCGTTCCTCGTGAGCCAGCCTCTTCATCTGGATTAGCTTCTTTTTAACTTTGGTAGAGTAGTCTTCCAGCTCATCGTTATAGAGCTCTTCTTTGACCTTCTCTTCCATCGGAGGCTTATTGCGGTCCTCCGCAGGAGTATTGTCTTCTACGTCAACGATGATCTGTTCATCGGTTTGATCGTCTTCGGTTGTGACTTTTACGTCATCCTGTTCATCGGGAAATTTAAATGTGCTCATGTCGTTCCTTATTTACGGCGAATACCGCGTGGATCGTCTACTACTCCTTCAACAGAATCGTCATTGATTACACGGAATTCTTTACCGTGAATAACCAGTCGCGTTCCTGAATTAGGTCTAATCAAGATAAAGTCACCCTTCTTGCAGTACGGGCCTGATGGGAATCGGCTTTCGTCCTTATAGCAATCTGGGCCCATGTCTACTACAAACAACACAGTAGTCAGGGTTTCCTCAATCATGAGAGTTTCTTCCGCTTTTACGAGTCCGGACTCTCCGTATTCTTTCTCCATCTCTGGGATAGCACAAAGAATTCTGTAACCAGATGGGCGGGGAAGTTGTTTAGCCTTCTCCTCTGGTTTGGTGTTCAAGATCTTGGATAAATCCACGGCCTTGGTAATGTCGAGATTGGAAATCTCACTCGTCATCGTCATCGTGTAATACTCTTTCCTGTAGGTCTATGATGAATAAACGTGCAGTGAGTAGACCTTTAACCTCTCCGCACATCTTCTTGTACTCCGCATAATCTTCAGCCTTACCATCGGCTATTGACATTTGAAGTTGGGATACCTTGTCATCTATCTTTGACGATAGAAGTTTTAAATACTTGTCAATCATTGCTTGTTCCTCATCATTTCAGCCAAGAGTTTGTTCTTCTCGGCCTGTGCGTCTAGAGCAAGGTTTTGTTGATCCTTCTGCACCGTAGCTTGGATACGCGCCATATCGATCTCTCTCTGGGTTGCAATACGCTCTCGCTCAATCTGTTGTTGAGACTGTTTGAGCTGCGCATCGGTAGCATCCTTCTGAGCTTTACGTTGTGCGTCTTGACCCTTAAGCTGCAACTCTTGTTGTTGCATTTGGATAAGAGGATCTTGTGCCATCTGCTGAGCCTGCTGTTGTTGGGCTTGGGCTTGGTTGGCTTGTAACAACTGAGCACTGGCCTGTGCAATAAGCTGAGACAACTGAACTTCCACATCCTCTGGCAAACGCTTTTCTGGAGCTGGAAGAGGTACACCCATTTGCTTCTCAATCATGTTTCTATAGTAGAAGCCTAAGTGTTCAGCAATGTGTGCCTGCATAGCGGCCATGATCTGGTTGGCCTTGGGGTTCTGGCCAATCGTTTGCATAACCACAGGGTCTTGAATAAACGTCTGGTGCGTTGCAATGTGGGCTTGTTGATCTTGGTAGATAAACGCCTTCATTGGTTCGCCCTTCAGTGCAGCCATGTTTTCGCTGACTGGGTCTTTTGGTGTTTCATCGTCAACCAGTGGCACTAACTTCTGTGCGTTTTTAATTCCCAGTACATCAAGCATCTGTCTATGTAACTGTGGTAAGTCATAAATCTGGGGGGCTTGTTGGGACAGCTGGATCACCGCCTGATACTGAACAATCTTCTGAGCCATCGTGGCTGCATTGGGATCGCTCACAGGGATGACATCAACTAAGTCATAGTCAGAACGTTTAGCCTTGCGGGATCCTTCTTCTGGCTCGTAAGAGTATTCATCGGGTGTGTAATCACGGATGATGTCTCTTAAGAGGGCGAGCTCTTGTTTGAAAGAGTAGTGGATACGCGCCTGAACGGCAGTCATCACTTTAAGTTGACGCTCAAGGATCGCAAGGGTCGTACCAACGGGAGAGTTGGCAGACATATCGGCTACTTGGATGTCAGCGGCAGAGGCAAACTTACGGCCTTCCTCAACGATCTTATCTAATAGCCCAGCCAGTACTTGTGATGGCTCTTTATATGGTAGAGCCATGATGTTGTCGGCAATGGTCCCGCTTGGTACGTCCACATCGCGCCACTCAGCTGGGCCGATTGGGGTGTCGTCACCTTTAACTCTGAGTCCTCGGGTCTTAAAGCCACCGGGAAGGTTAGCCAGAGTACCAGCATCTACCAATTGGCGCAGAATAGACGTACCAGACTTGGCAAAGGCTCCGACTAAGTGAATCAGACCAAAACAATAGAATCCAAAGCCGGGCACATAACCATAGTGAACGTAATGCTGGCGCTTGGTGTGTAACTTATCGCCTTGCTTCCAATTCCTACGGATGGCCAGACACTTCATGCTTCCATATTCAACAGTCACAATGTATGGAAGGGCAATTCCCGTAGGTTCGCCATTTTTATCGGTGTGCTCATACCCCTCAAGGTCCAGCTCAACGTTCATCTCCAAGATTTTGTAGCGGTCATCCGACAAAGCGCGGAATCCCATCTTCTCGGCAATCTTTTTCTCTACTTCATCCAAAGAATTGTTGGGCTCACCCAAGTCAATGTCGGCGTAAAAGCCGGCGACTTGAAGTTTGCGCAGTTCATTCTCTGTCTTACGCATAACATGGGTAACACGGGGAGAGGTCTGGATGTCAGATGCGCCATAAGGGACAACTAAGTCCTCTGCAGGCACAAAAATAGACGTTTGGCGGTCAAAGCTTGGGTCAAAGTACACTTTCTTAAAAGCATTACCTGACAATCCCAGTCCCCAGACCATTCTTTCGTGCTCTGGACGGAACTCAGTCATCACATCGGTCAGTTGATAGTTCATATCATCCTGAACACGGGTGGCAGCGTCCTTTTTCTCGGGGGTTTCCTTGCCAATGATCTGGGTCTTCACAGGACCAGCGGCAGGGAAGGTGCTCATCATGATCTCGGCTTGGAATTTAACCAGAGCTTCTGACAATAACGGGTGGTAAACACCGCAAGCACCAATCCAAGGGTCGGCTCGCTCTTCAATTTTCATCCCCAAAAGCTCTAGACCGTCTACATACGTCTGCATCCAGTCTTTTCTTGAGTTAACGTCATCGTCATAGTCACCAATCAGGTCGGTAACGATGCCTGTTACGACAGAATCGTCTAAATAATCTACAAGGTTGGCGTCAAAATCATCTTCTTCTCCGCCTTCGATGGTGATTTCTATATCACCCATCTTAATTTCGACTGACTCAGGGTCTTCAATCTCAATTTCAATGGCGCTTTCATCTTCAGATTCAGGCATCAAAGACTCAATACCCTCTGGGGCGGCGTAAAGTGATTTTTCAATGGACATATGTATCCTTAATAGTAAGAAACCTTGCGTCTAAACGAACGGACTTCTTCCTCTTCGTCAGTCTGCAAGCGTATAAACCCGCCTTTTCTGAACCTTATCAGAGCTTGAGTGGCAGAGTCAACTAAGTCATCATGGTCAGAGTTGGGGAACGCAGCCATCTCTTCCATCAACTCATCAGCCCAGCGCGTAGCTGGAGCCCAAACCTTACCACTGGCAAACAAATCAGATACAGAATTGATCCTCACCATCTTATCATTACCTCTAGATGGCGTAAACTCTTGAACAGGAATACCCATCGCCCGTAATTCAAATATCAATGGCGCTCCTGAAGCTTTTGCCTCAACAATAAAAGCATCTGGCTCCCACTCTTTATAGTGGTTAAACGCCTTCTCCTTTAACTCTGGGAACTCCATCCGTTTTTTAAACGCATCAAGCAAAATAATGTTGGCGTCATTTTGGTTTTCGTCTTTATAGAAAACACCCCAAGTCGTACACGCAGAATAGTCAGACCGCTCATTCTTAGTGAACGCAGTATCCCAAGACTGTATAAGGAACTCACACTTCGGTGGATCCTCTGGCACCCATTCCTTCCACCACTCCCTCTTAACAATAGCGCCCTGTTCACTGGTCGGGCTTTGTTGGTATTGGGCGTTCCACTTCGATGCGGGAAGTTCAGACTGTAAAGCGTGTAGCTCTTCTAAACTCCAGAACTCTGGCCACAAGGGTTTCCCACTGGGAAGGATCGCAGGGAAGTCAATTACCTCCCAATCGTCATTACCGTCTTTATCAATCGAGGACTGTAGGATCCGGCCCGTGAGATCTCTCTTAGCCCACCTTGTCATCACGACAATAATTGCCCCTCCCGGTTGGAGTCGTTGGCGAGGGCCGGAGGTGTACCACTCATAAACTTTATCAAAGACAGAAGCATCCCCTGCTGCCAAGGCAGCTTCTTGCTCGGAGTGGGGATCATCAATGATTAATAGGTCAGCACCTTTACCCGTCACAGTACCCCCAACCCCGATCGCAAAGTATTCTCCGTTCTTATTGGTAGACCAGCGTCCCGCCGCCTTACTGTCTGACCTTAAATTAACATTGGGGAATATCTTTGCAAATGGCTCACTGGCAACTAAGTTCCTGACCTTACGTCCAAAGCCCACCGCGAGTTCCGCAGTATTCGAGCACTGGATAATCTTCTTACTAGGGTCCCGCCCTAAGAACCACGCCGGCAACATATAAGAGGCAAACTCTGACTTCGTATGCCGAGGGGGCATATTAATGATCAGGCGTTTAATCTTCCCTGTAGCGATCTCTTCGAACTTCTTAGCCATCACCTTATGGTGGCGCCCATCAATAAACCCCGGCCACATCGCATGAGCAAACTTGTTAAAGTCATCATAAGCTTCCTCCCTTGCTTGGCTGGCTTCCATCGCATCTAGCTCATCAAGGTAAGAGGCTTGATCGTTAGAGCCCATCTTAAAGAAAGTATCAGCAGCTCTTTCAGCTTTACCTTTAGGTAAATCCAAAGCAAACATCACCCTCCTAACAAATAGGTCCCGCTCCTCTTTAACTTCCATCTCTTGCTTTTTATTCATTTCCCACAAGGCCCAAGCGCCGCCAAGTAATCCTTATCACTGGGCATCTTCTTCTTAGGTTTAGGTTGAATCTTGGGTTCTGGTTTCTTATTCTGTTCTTGTTTCATGGTAAGTTCCTCAAACTAATATAAGACGGTCTAACACTACGAGCCGAATTCTTCGCCCGCCTGCATATCCCTAAGTCACAGAGCTTCTTCACTACTCTATGAACATTCCCTCTTCCTCTATCTCCTGTATGAAACATGATGTCATCTATAGAAGGCCCATACCCAAAGTTCTTCCAATACTCATCTATCACAAGGAACACCGTTCTTTGCTTTTCTGTCATACAAGCCCCTATACACTTCTCATAAGTTTTCTGAATCATCATTAATACTTTTTATCTATATTCCACTTTAACAGCTGTTAAAGTCAAATCTATATAAATATAGCCCCCTACCCACTTTTGTATAGAAAACATAAGGGGGGGTCATTGTTTATCAAAGTCGCTCACCACATCGGTAATTTCAGAAGGGGGTACCCCGTCTTTTTTATTTGGGATGTCAGAGGCTAGCGATTGATTGTCAGAAACAGTATGTGAGGTGCACACCGCCACGGCCACGGCCTCTATGGCGGGTACGGGTGCGGTGGGTGCGTGAGCTGGCGCATCCGATATGCCATCACCCCGTATTTCCTCTAACAGTGTTAAGCCCTCATCCTTCACTTGTACATCGGATATGCCGAGTCTCTCTAATAGTCTAGCCCTTATGTCTGCGCTCTTATGTACGATCACGCTCTCCTTACGTTCTAGGAATGCTCCGACCTCGAATAAGTTGCCAATCAGTTGTAATGCCTTCATCCTTTGTGCTGGTGGGAAGTCCTCATCTAGGGAGTGTTGGACTAGTTGTTGAACTAGTAGTGCCTTCAGTTGAGCAGGGGTTCTGTGTTTCTCCGCCTCTAATGCTAGTTGGTACGCTTGTATCTCCCTCTGGATTCTCTCATCCCTCATAAGCTCATATGGTTTACATGCCATTGTTCTTTTTGTGGCAGTCTGCTTATATGCCTGTCTGTACGCTGATGCCTTTGTCTCTCCTAGTGCTACGGCATGAGCAAATGCCTTTTGTTTACCTGTAAGTTTAGGCTTCTTACCTTCTCCGCTACTTAGTAGAGTCTCTATTGGTATCGTATCAAGACCTTCCTTGATCTGCGCTCGCGTTAACTTTTGTGGCATGTGTGTTTCCGTGGGTACGAAATAAGAATAACCCGAACATACCAGACCAAACTATTTATTGCAAACGCCCTGACCTTTTGGGATTGCCTCCGTCTATATCAATGTAACAACCTGAAACCCCTATGAACTACCTCTACTCTGTCCTCGGTGCTTTTGTATTCTTTACCCTGATCTGCCTTATCGCTGAACTGGACACCATGAGACAACGCGCCCGAAAACGCGCTGAACACCTCAAACGCCCCTGTGTCCCTTCCCCACAACGCAAGACAAATTGTGGCCTGATCTATCCGCCCTTCCGCTGATCCGCCTCCAGGAATCTAGCCCAATACGCTGCTTGTTTTGTCGCTACAACATTAACAGTGTTAATGTGAAAAAAAACATGAATAAAGTGCTTGACAATGCAACACATGGTAATATACGATTGCTTCCATGTGTTAGCCCTATCAACCTTTAAGGAGTGTTTCTATGTACCAAGTCCATGACCTGTCCTCTCTGTCTATGGGTGACGCCTATGACGAAACCCAAATTAACCGCCACATTGAAGATGGTGACGTTCTCATTGTCGGTGATGGTTTAGCAGTGATGATGAAAGCTTGGCCTACCATGGTAGAGGGTCATTCCTTTATCTTTCACCGCCTTGCTGATGACTGGACATTCGATGATGTGTTCGCCTCTGAGGGTGATGACTACCGCGCGCAAGTTAAAGAGATACGCAACAACCCTGAAGCCCTGTTCGACCGCGCGATTGATCCAGTTAAAGAACGTCAAGAGGAAGAACGCGCAGAAGAGTGCGCTTGGGATCAACGCCAACAATACCTCTTGGACGATGCTTGAGTAATGCTTGAAGCCCTGCGAGTCAGGGTTTTGAGGATTATTCCACCAACCAAAGGAGATGTTATGAAGATAGATGTTGAACTCAAATGGAACTACGGCTCTTGTGCCTTCTATCCTGCCTGTGAAACCAGTAAGCAATTCGCCCTCATTGCAGGAACAAAGACCCTGACCCAAGATGCCCTGCGAATCATCAAGTCTATGGGCTACACCATTAACCAAACCTCAAAGGAGATAGCACTGTGATCCATATCCGTATTGATACCGACAACGCGGCATTCGAAGACAACCCCTACGAACTGGCTGAAATACTGGAGAAGCTCGCTAAGTCATGGAGGTTACACCACGACCTTCCTGAAAGCGCCCTTGATTCCAATGGCAATACTGTCTGTCTGATAACCCTTGAGGAGTCCGAGCAATGAAACACTACCGCCACACAACCACTATGCGCGAAAGACTATTGATCGAACGCAGACAAGCCCGAGTCCAAGCAGGTTATGACTTCCTGCTGGCTATGTTTGTTTGCTTCTCTATTCTGTTTATCGGGATTGTGGTGCTGTCATGACTGATGCCCAGCTCATCACCCTCGGGTACAGATACGAACGCGCCAATAGCGTAAGGGCGCAAGCCCTGCGCTTCTCCTTTGATACCGCGCTGAACCAGTTGACCAGTGCAGAACAACGCGCTACATACATCCACCTCTTTAACCAAGGCCGACACGAAGCAAGGACAACACGATGAAAACCGAAATCATTTCTTACACCCTTGGAACTCAATACGTTTGTTATGTTGCCTATGGCGACCTCGAAGGGATCACCGATCAAGAAAAACGCCTGTTCGATGACCTCGAGCAGTCCTCACGGATTGACGCCCCTGATGGCTACCACTTTTCCCACTGGGAGATACAGACCGACCAGTACGATGAATTCACCAAGTGTGAAGCCACCGACCTCATGGGAAGTTGTTGCCAGTTTGATGCAGTCTATTTTGCCAATGAGGAGCAGACCGCATGAACCACGCGCAAATTAAACAGTGCGCGAAGGAGCTGGGTTACGAATTCGATGACGAGTCGTGCCAGCTCCTTCTAGCCGAAAGCCCTATCGGAGAGACAGTTTGGCATGGAGTGACTGACTATCTCAACGCCTATGAGTCCTGCAAGGATTTCGATCAACCCAAGTACAAAAGAACCCGAACCAAATGGAGCAAAGCCAAATGAAACTGAACCTCAACGACACATCGTCAGCCCTGTGCGACATGTACGACATTAAACGCGCCCTGTCCACGAAGATCAAAAAGCAGCCTAAAGACAATGATGGAACAGAGATCACCATTGGTATGTGCATTGATGATGTGATCAATTTCCTCGAAGACATTTACGAGCAAGGCCACCAAGCCGAAGGAGGCAAGCATGACTGACCAGACCACGCGCGAACAAATCGTTTACCTCAGAAGGGCGCTGAAGAACCTCGCGCTATCTGCTGACCGCTACATCGATGACGGCTCATGGATCGAGCATTTATCACTGGACATTCAATACGCAAAGGATGTACTTAAAGCCACCAAACCAAAGAAGGAAGCCAAATGAAAACCAACATAACAATGCGGGAGGACTTAGCCGAAGAAGGCTTGTCAGTCCCCGCCTCAAGAACCTTTAGCGATTACGACACCCTTGACGATGACCTGTACATCACCGCAGAGGAACTGGAGGGCGCGACACTGGGCGATGACCCTGCCGACCCCGATGACCACGCCTTTTGTTATGTCCAGTTGAAGGACGGAAGAAGCCTTTACTTCATCAGTGTTGACCTCGACTTTGACTACGGAGAATCCAAATGAAATACAACCACGCATACGACATTGCGTTCAGCATAGTAAGCGAACACCCAACAGGGGATGATGTAACTGCCGATCAGGTACTTAAAGCAATTATCACGAGAGCCAACAATGCTTACGCAAGTGGAGAATTGTTGGAAGCCATTGGCTTGCCATTTGACACATACGAAGAGGACACAGAATGAAAGTATCAGAACTAATCGCAGAACTGGAATGCTTTGACGAAGATGCCGAAGTCCACATGGCCTATGGTGCAGGCGACTACTGGAAGTCAACTCTCGCGCCAAAGGTCAGAACTGTTTTTAACGGCACAGTCCAGTATGCGACCTACCACCAATCCGACAAGCTTGTTGATTCAGACGACATAGAAGAATCGGATGAAGGCGAAGAATTCCCTGTGCGTAAAGTTGTAATCATTGAATAAGGAGCAATCATGAAAATTGACGGATTTACCCCAAAGCAGTATGCCCACGACTTGGCAATCGGATGGATCTCAGCGATTTACCACGGCCACACCTCAGACCTGTCCGACCTGACAGACGCGCAACAAAGGGCAGTGCGCGAGCAGTTATCTAAATTGTACGAACGCCTTTTGAGTAGTGCCAACCTCGAAGGCTCACCCATTCTCAAAGACATTGAAAGGAGAGCTGCATATGAAAGTATTTGAACTAATCGACAAGCTAAAAGACTTGCCCCCGCACATGGATGTACTGGTCTGGGACGCAGGCAACAGATGCAACATCGCAAGCGTAGACGACTCATTCATTCACGACAAAGACTATCCCTTTGTTGAACTCAACACAGACACGGACGATTGACTTTAACATTGTTAAAGTGAAACTTACACAGACGACTAATTAAAGGAGAAAGCAAATGACTGCAATGACTAGAACACAGATGGTGAACGCCTGTGCTGACTACGAAACGGATTGGTTCTTTAACCAGACGCTTGACGAACAGAAGACAGTGTACCGACACCTTCAACTGCATGGGTTTGAAGGGTTCAAGAATGTACCTGACGACAACTTGTTTGAATCATGCGTTCACAACGGCACATTTTTAATGGAGGAATGAAATGATATACACAGTAAAAGCCACATACACAACTTCACTGAAAGTTGACGTTGAAGCAAAAGATATGACTCAGGCTTACAACATGACGAGTAATATGCTTGTATCTCAGTTTGAACAGGACAAAGATTCAGGTGTCTTGAAACTTTCTGGAATTCAAGTGTCGGATGCCAACTTCACAGACGAACAACTTGCCTTTATCAAAGCCTACTCTACCAATGTTGCAGTGGCTGACGATGATGTAGTCAAGGCTTTCGTTCTGTCAGATGACCATGACGAATTCTACAAAGACCATTCCGACACTTATTCAGGGTTAGCCGATGCCCGAGGAGTATGGGAAGACGCCAAACGATTCTTTGCAAATCAATCGACTTTAACATTGTTAAAGTGAAAGGAAACAAAATGAACTGCCAACACACAAGAGAAGATTCATGGTGGGAACACGATGGACAGGGCATACCACTCGCCCGAGTCTGTTACAAGTGCGTGGAATACGTCCTTGCCAAATACAACCCAGTAGTGCTAGGCCACTACACCCAAGCAGATGTTGACGAACCCATTAACGAGGAATGAAATGATTGTTTTAGATAACCCACAACAAATAGAAGTCGCGCGGATGCTCACCCTACGCAAAGGCCTTCAGCTTGAGATCAAGGGAATGAGGAACTCAGGACGTAGTTGCTACTCAATCATCAAAAGAGACTTCGGCCTAACAGGAACTCGCGCGAGAGTCCTTGAGCAGTTTGAACAACTGATCCCGAACTTCGCTGAAATCACTAAACGTTAAGGAAACACCGCAGGGATTCGGCTACGCCAGCCGTTCCGAGTCTCTGCTCAGTGTCGTTGAAGTCCTCATTAGCCTCCCCTACCCAGTAGCGCGAGGCTATTTTCTTGGCAGTTGCCACCCCCATCAGATCATTGTCAGCCACCACCAGTGGGTCACGCACACCTTTGGCGATCTCGAGCATGTTCCCTGCTGAGAAACAGACATGGATTGTGTATCTCTCCCTCAAATGCTTCATCGCTCTACGCACGGACATGCCAGTTGCGAACCCCTCACACAGGATATTGCGCCCTTTTGCATCAATGACGAGGCTCGCGCCCTTCGTTATTTGGCCTGACAGGAAGCGTTTTGTGCCGTCTTCTTGAATCATTTGGCAACCCACGAGATGCTGACCGACTCGCATTGGCAAGATCAGGAGGCCATTCCATACCAATCCCCGATCAGGAAACCCCTTGCGGATCAGGTAGGGATGTTGCTCTTTAACAGAGTTATTCATAATGAATGTGGCTTTACCAGCCGCTTTCTTCTGACGCAGCTCATGCTCTTGCTTGGCAGCCAACCTCTTTGCTTTGGCGTTTGGGTCTGGGATGAACGGCTCTTCTGACTTGTAGCGTATATGACGATCATGTACGGCAAAGTTAATCAACGCCCCTTCATGACCATCAAAGATGTACGCGCCATTCTGCTTTCGGGGATGGTCTTCAGTCCCAACCCTGACCCACCGATCCAAGACTAAGTCCTTGATCAGGAGGCCATGGGCTCTTGCAAAGTCTTCGAAGCTCATTTGTTTGCCTTCGATTTAGCCCACGCAATGTTGCGCGACTGTATCCAACCGCTCGTCTTTGTTGTTACTGGTTGTGGTGTTGGAACCAATCCCCTCGGGAAAGCGCCGTACTTTTCCTTGTACTTGTGTGCCGCCCAACCCTCTTTGTAGCCACGCAGACGGGCAAAGTAGATCAGCTCAGAGTAGAACTTCTGATTCTCTGTCAGCACCTCGCGCTTGGTTGTCTCTAACTCTGTTAACTCGCCAGCCACATTGAGGATCTGTTTGACTGGTCTTTCGTAGCCGCACTCCCCACAAACTCTGTCAGGCCAAACCCACAAGGCACTACACGCAGGACACTTGGCCTCCTTCTTTTCCTTATCTGGAGGCTCTTTTTTCGCAGTTTCAGCCCCGTTGTGTAGCTCGGTGACTCCTTCTTCGAACAAAGTGTCCCACTCCTTGCGGAATCTCAGGTAGTTTCCCGAATGGTCAAGCCAAAGGCCATATTCTTTACCATCGTAGGGACGCATAATCCGCCCCATTTGCTGGACATGACTGCTAAACGACTTGGAAAACGGCCTAGCCGACACGCCAATCATCACATCAGGGACGTCAAAACCTCTAGTCAGTATGTCAGTGGCCACCAGACCATGGATTAGCGTATCTGGACGCGCAAAATCCTCGATCATTGCCGCTTTAAACTCGTCATCCTCCAAATAACTGATTGAAACAAAGTTATAGCCAGCCTCTCCGAACTGCCTAACCAAGTCCCTACCATGCTCAACGCCAGAGCAAAAGACAACAGTCTTCCTCGGCTTACCAAACACTTGCATCGTCTTGGTGATCCACTCTTGGACAATGTCGCCAGTGATCTTCATGCCGCGCTGGGTTGCCTCGTCTTGCGACCACTCACCAGCCACCAACTTGGCACCAGTCATGTCGATCTCTTTGGCTATGTAGATCTTTAACGGCGTTAACCACT